CGACCTGGTTGAGGCCGCCATGGAAACCAAGGTGAGCGAAGACCCTGGCGCTGCAAAGATCATGGGCGTGGACCCGGCCGAGTACGGCGACGATGCCACGGCGATCGTCAAGCGACAGGGGCGCAAGGTCTACCCGATCGAGCGCCACTACAAGCGCGGCCCGATGGAGGTTGCCGGAATTGTGGCGCGGCGCGCGGACGAATGGGGGCCTGACGCCATCAATGTGGACTGCACCGGTATCGGCTCTGGCGTGGCGGATCGCCTGCTTGAACTCGGATACCCGGTAAACCGCATCCACTTTGGCGAGAGCGCTATGGAGAAAGACCTGTACGGCATCCGTAAGGACGAAATGTGGAGCGAGGCGAAGAGTTGGCTGGAAGACCTGCCGAACGAATTGCCGCGCGACGACGTGCTCGCTGCCGACTTGGTCGGACCTCAGTACACCTATGACAGCTCGCGGCGCCTGCGCATCGAGAGCAAGGAAAAGATGAAGGCACGCGGCATTCGGTCGCCGGATAGCGGCGATGCACTGGCATTGACGTTCGCGGTACGCATCGCGCCAGGCTCCACCGAAAGGGAGCCGGCAAGGCGCTTTAATTGGAGGGTTGGCTGATGGCCGAAAACAGCAATACCGTGAAGCAGCTGACGCAGGCGGAATGGATGGACATCCTTTCCCAAATCCAGCAGCAGCCGGCCTGGCGCCGCGACGCCGACATTGAGGCCGACTACTACGACGGCAACCAGCTGGATTCCGAGACGCTGGCCGCCATGCAGGAACTGGGCATGGCGCCGATCATCGAGAACCTGGTCGCGCCGTCCGTCGATTCCGTGCTTGGCATGGAGGCGAAGAACCGTCTCGACTGGCGCGTAACCAGCCAGGGCAGCAACAAGCACGCCGATGTCGCCGAGGCCATCAATGAGAAGCTGAACGAAGCCGAGCGCGAGTCGAAGGCCGATCGCGCCTGCGCCGACGCCTACGCGGCTGAGTGCAAGGTCGGGCTGGGATGGGTGACGGTCGGCCGCGAGCACGACCCGTTCAAGTACCCGCACCGCGCCGAGTACGTGCACCGCAACGAAGTGTTTTGGGACTGGAATGCGCGCGAGCCCGACCTGTCCGACGCCCGCTACCTGGTCCGCAAGCGCTGGCACGATGTCGACGTCCTGCAGGTGGCATTCCCCAAGCAGGCCGATCTCATCAAGAACGCCGGCCATGGATGGGCCACGGCCGATCTCGAAACCATGTTCGACGGCGGCGAGTCGACCGGGCTTTCGCGCGGCTTCACCGAGGAACGCGCCAGCACGATGCAGGAATACGAGTGGCGCGAGATTTACCGCCGCCGCCTGTGCCTGTCCGAGGTCTGGTATCGCCGCTGGGTCCGCATCAAGGTGCTGCGCACGCCGGACGGCCGCGTGGTGGAATACGACCCCAGGAACCAGGACCATGTGATTGCGGTCCAGTCCGGGCGCGTGCAACTGCAGGAAGCCATGACGTCCAAGGTGCGGCTGTCGTGGTGGATCGGCCCGCACCTGTTGGCAGACATTCCAAACCCGTACAAGCACGGCAAGATCCCCTACGTGCCGTTCTTCGGCAAGCGCGAAGACCTGACCGGCGTGCCGTATGGCTTGATTCGGCTGATGAAGAGCCTGCAGGACGAGATCAACGCCCGCAACACCAAGATGCAGTGGCTGCTGGTGGCCAAGCGCGTGACCATGACCAAGGGCGTCGCCGACGTCAACACGACCCGCAACGAGGCCGCACGTCCCGATGCGGTGCATGTGCTGGACCCGGCCAAGATCCGCGAGGGCGGCATCTTCAAGGTCGAGACCGACTTCCAGCTGAACGCCCAGCAGTATCAGTCGCTGGTGGACAAGCGCGAGGCGCTGAAGAACGTCGCCGGCATCTACAAGGCGTTCGAGGGACAGAACGGCAACGCCACGTCAGGCCGCGCGATCGACTCGCTGGTGGACCAGTCGACGCAAACCCTGGCCGAGATCAACGACAATTTCCGCTTCGCGCGTGCCGCGGTCGGCGAGTTGCTGTTGGGTAACGTGATGGAGGAAATCGGCCAGCAGGAGGTCGAGGTCGAGGTGGCGGGTACGGCCGGCAGCGCGCCCAAGGTCATCAAGCTGAACGAGCACACCGAGGATGATCGCCTCAACAACGACCTGCAACGCGCCCGCCTGAAGGTCGCGCTGTCCGATGTGCCGTCGACCGCCAGCTATCGCAAACAGCGGTTCATGATGCTGTCCGAACTGGGCAAGAGCCTGCCCCCGCAGCTGCAGGCGATCATGCTGCCCTACATCGTCGGCGCCAGCGACGAGCCGGAGCGCGACCAGATCGTGAAGGAACTCAAGAAGGCGCTTGGCCAGCAGGGCAACGAGCCGCCGAAGACGCCGGAAGAGGCGGCCGAGCAGGAAGCAGCCATGCAGCAGCAGGCCGAAATGGCTGAAATGCAGAAGCGCCTGGCTGACATGCAGTACCGCGAGCTCATGGCCAAGGTCGAGAAGATGGAGGCCGAGACCGCCAAGCTGTTGCGCGAGGCGCAGAAGCCGACTGCTGTTGAGGTGGCAGAGATTGCGGCCGACAGCAGGATGGACCTGGCCGCCATGAACCACGGCGCCGCTACCGAGCGCGACCTCAACCAAGCGGCGATGAGTCAACTCAGCGACGAGCGCAAGGAAACTGTTGACAGAACGCCTGTGCCGGCATAAAAAGCAAACAGCGCCACAATTGCGCCCACAAACCCCGCGAGTCCGGCGATAAGGACACAAGCGACAGCCACCCATTGAGGTGGCTTTTTTTATTTCTACTCCTGACGCAGCCCTGCGATATGGGTTTCGGCCGCGTGCTGAATTGGAGAACGAGAAGCGATGACTGAAGCAGCAAAAGACCTAGACCATTACCTGAACAATCTTGACGAACTCGGCGACCTGAGCGACGACCAGATCGAGGCCCTGGCTAATCCCCAAGGGACAGCGACTGAAGCGCCGGCCGAGGACAAGGGCGACACCGAAAGTGCTGCAGCGCCCGGCAGCACCGCAGACGTTCAGGCGAATGAGGACGATCAGCAGCAACCCGAGGGCATTCTGGCCCGCGACGGGAAACACATCATCCCGTTTGCGCGACTGGAAGCCGCCGAGCAGCGCGTCCGCGACTACGCCAAGCAATTGGCCGACTTGCAGAATGCGAAGGCTGCCGGCACGCCGAGCGAGGAATCCACCAGTCAGGCCACCGAAGGGCTTTTGTCCGACGATGAACTGACCGAACTGGAGACCGAGCTCCCGGCGCTGGCCAAGGTGATTCGCGCCCAACAGGCGCAACTCACGACAATGGCCGGACAGGTTGCCACGCTCAGCAAGGGTCAGCAGACCGAGGAAGGTAACGCGCAAGCGGAAGCAGCGCAGGAGTGGGATGCCGCCATCAAGGGCAACCCGAAAGCCGCGTATCTGGACGCCGCCCTGGCGCCCGACGTGGGGGAACGCTTCGTCAATGCTGCCGCTGCGCTGTATCCGAATTGGAGCGCGATGCCCATGAGCGAGCGTGCCGCCGCCATCGTGCGCCAGTACGAAGCGGTCCATGGCGAGATCAAGGTCACAGCAGTCGCAACTCAGCCGGCTGGTAAGCCGGCGGTGCCGGACGTGAAAGCGCCGGCAATACCGGATGTGCCCATTTCGATGAGCGGCATCCCGGGCGGATCAGCACCCGCGGTCGACGAGGCCGCTGCGCTGTTGAGCAAGACCGGGGCAGAACTGACGCATGACTTTATGCAGATGTCGTCCGAAGCCATCGAGGCAGCAGTCAACCGGCTTTGAGCAACCCACAACACACCGAAACCGAACCGCCCCATGAGGGCGGTTTTTTTATTCCCGAAAGGACTGAATCATGAAAACCACCGTCGCATCTGGTTCCGACCAGGCCGCCGTCCTCTACGGTGCCGCGATCTTTGCGCAGGCACAGAAAAAGGCCGGCACTTTCCGCGGCATGACCGGCAAGAAGCCGACCATGTCCGAAGCAGAAGGCAAAATCGGCAAGCAGCAGACCGACGCCGGCATGCCGATCGTCGAAATCTACGACCTGGCGCACACCGCAGGCGAAACCGTCAAGATGGACTGCATCGACATCGTGACGCAGAAGCCGATCATGGGCAGCCGTAACGCCCAGGGCCGCGGCGCCGCGCTGTCGTTCTCCAGCATGGACGTGTCGATCAACCAGTGGACCTTCCCGGTCTCGGCTGGCGACAACATGAGCCAGCAGCGCACCACGCACGAGCTGAAGAAGCTGGCGCGCGCAACCGCTGTTGGCCTGG